TTAAGGTTATTTCATATAAGGACAAAGGGGACTGGATTTTGGAAACTAAATACAATATTGGTGCTAAAAAGAAAAAGGTAGAGGATGCCGAATAAAAAAAGGACGGGTTTCTTGCCCGTCTTTTTTTATAAACTCTTATAATTATATAAGGATGCCGAAAGGATCCACAAAACACAAACTCGCTTTTAAAGGAGCTACAATAATGACTAACCTTCCAACATCACGGTTTACTGCGTCCGATCTTCCTGCTTTGATGGAAAGAATCACTCGCAATAGTATTGGAATGGACGAATACTTTGATCGCATCTTCAGTCTTCACGAAACTACAGCAAACTATCCTCCTTATAATTTAGTTCAAGTCAGCAACGTAGAATCGAGACTTGAATTGGCACTTGCTGGATTTAGAAAAAAAGAAGTTTTTGTCTATACGCAAGATGGAAAACTCTTTATTGAAGGTCAAAAAGAAGATAAGGAAACTGACACCAGGTATGTCCACAAAGGTCTGGCTCAACGATCATTTACACGTTCTTGGACACTCTCTGACGATACGGAAGTTAGATCAGTTGATTTTGAGGATGGGCTTCTGACTGTTACTCTTGGTAGAATTGTTCCTGAACATCATAAGAGAAAAGATTATCTCTAAATATAATTGAATATCGTCGTCGCTATGCCACGGGAGGTAACTGGCAAAATCCAGTTGACACCTCCCCTTTTTATTGCTAAAATTTTAAAAAAGGTATGAACAAATGACTATAAAACTTGCAATATTGAAATCCGGAGAAGATGTAATTGCAGATATTAAAGAGTTGGTTTCTGAAGAGGAAAAGGTAGTTTCTTATGTCTTTTCAAATCCATTTGTAGTTAAATTGATTGAACCAGAAATATTAACAAATGATGAAGTGACAACAGAAAATAGGCAATATAGTCTGTCTGTTTATCCTTGGATTCCACTTACAGAACAGGAAGATATTGTAGTAAATCCAGACTGGGTTGTTTCTATTGTAGAACCAGCAGCAACATTAAAAAAATCTTATGAGGTAAAAGTTTATGGAAGAGGAAACAAAGAGTCGAGTGATTCAAGTCTTGATACTCCAGAATCAGTTGAATTTAATAACTGAGATTGAAGAAGTTCTTGTTGATTTTGGTGAACCAAACTGCAAATTAAAAAAACCATATTTAATTTCTGAAGATGGGAATCTTTCTCCTTGGTTAAAGACATTTACAAATGATACAGAAATCATGATGAGTTCAGATAAGATTTTGACTCTTGTTGAACCAAATGGAAAATTACTTGACGATTATACTGAACTTACAAAATGAGATTTTATACCAACGTCTATGAAAAATTTAATAAAATGTTGGTTCGTGGTTATGATAATGGGGAGTATTTTCAAATAGAGGAAGAGTATCAACCGACTCTTTTTGTTTCTTCAAAGAAAAAATCAAAGTATAGAACACTTGATGGATATGCAGTAGAACCTATTCAACCTGGGAAAATTTCTGACTGTAGGGAATTTCTTGAAAAATATTCAAAGGTTGATGGGTTTACTGTTTATGGAAATGATAACTATAAAGCACAATATATTTCCGATAAGTATCCAGAAGAAGAAATTAAGTTTGATATTACTAAAATTAGGTTAGTAACGATTGATATTGAGGTTGCTGCAGAAGGTGGATTCCCGAATGTTTTTGATTGTGCAGAAGAAATACTAACAATATCTATTCAGAATTATTCGACAAAAAAAATTATTTGTTTTGCGAATGGAAGATCGTATAACAATACACGTAAAGATGTATCTTATGTTCACTGCACTGATGAGATTGATTTGATTAATCATTTTCTTGCATTTTGGGAACAAAATACTCCAGATGCAGTTACTGGATGGAATTGTGAATTATATGATATTCCCTATATTGCGGGACGTATTGAAAGAATTCTTGGGGAAAAAGAAGCACGTCGTCTTTCTCCTTGGGGAAATATTCGTAGAAAAGAATTGGTAATTCAGGGAAGAGAGCAAATTTCCTACGAAGTTGCTGGAGTTTCAATCATTGATTATCTTGATTTGTATAAGAAATTTACTTATACAAATCAAGAATCATATCGTCTTGACCATATTGCTTTTGTTGAATTGGGGCAAAAGAAACTTGACCACTCAGAATTTGATACTTTCCGAGAATTTTATACAAAAGATTGGCAAAAGTTTGTTGATTATAACATTAAAGACGTTGAGCTTGTTGACCAGTTAGAAGATAAGATGAAACTTATTGAATTGTGTTTGACTATGGCATATGATGCCAAAGTTAATTATAATGATGTGTTTTATCAAGTAAGAACTTGGGATGCTATTATTTACAACTATCTTAAGAAACGTAACATTGTTATTCCCCCAAAAGATAAATCATCAAAAGATGATAAATTTGCTGGAGCATATGTCAAAGAACCGATTCCTGGGATTTATAATTGGGTGGTCAGTTTTGACCTTAATAGCCTTTATCCCCATCTTATTATGCAATACAATATTTCTCCAGAAACACTCGTTGAGACCAGACACTCATCAGCTTCAGTTGAGAGAATACTTGGAAAGCAAATAAGTATTAATGGTGATTTTTGTGTTTGTGCAAATGGGGCACAATACCGAAAAGATATTCGGGGGTTTCTACCTGAATTAATGGAGAAAATGTATAATGACAGAGTAGTTTTTAAAAAGAAAATGCTTACTGCTAAACAGCAGTACGAAAAAACTCCTACTAAAGAATTGGAAAAAGAAATTGCTCGTTGCAACAACATTCAGATGGCAAAGAAGATTTCTTTGAACTCTGCTTATGGTGCTATCGGTAATCAGTATTTCCGTTATTATAAACTAGCAAATGCTGAGGCAATCACTTTGTCTGGACAAGTATCAATTCGTTGGATTGAAAGTAAAATGAATCAATATCTAAATAGGATATTAAAATCCAAAGACATTGATTATGTTATTGCTTCTGATACCGACTCCATTTATCTTAATATGGGTCCTTTGGTTGAAAATGTATACAAGGGAAGAGAGACGACTCGTGAAAAAGTTGTTGGGTTCCTTGATAAGATCTGCAAAATGGAACTTGAACCTTATATTGAAAGTTCTTACCAAGAATTGGCAGAGTATGTAAATGCTTACGACCAAAAAATGCAAATGAAACGAGAGAATATTGCTGATCGTGGAATCTGGACTGCAAAGAAAAGATATATTCTTAATGTTTGGGATTCTGAAGGAGTTAGATATGAGCAACCAAAACTTAAGATTATGGGACTTGAGGCAGTCAAATCATCAACACCAGCACCTTGTCGTCAAATGATTAAGGATGGTCTTAAACTTATTATGACAAAGACTGAAGACGATTTGATTGATTATATTGATCAATCAAGAAAAAAATTTAATAGTCTTTCGGTGGAAGAGATTTCTTTTCCAAGAACTGTAAACGATGTCGTAAAACATAAAGCAGTTAATACCATCTATGGAAAAGGAACACCAATTCACGTTAGAGGTGCTCTTCTTTACAACCATATAATTAAGGAGAAAAAACTAGATAAAAAATATGCAACAATCCAAAATGGTGAAAAAATAAAATTTTGTTATCTTAAACTTCCTAATCCAATTCGTGAGAATGTAATATCTTATGTTCAAGAATTTCCCAGAGAATTGGGATTGGACAAATATATTGATTATGAGTTACAATTTAATAAAGCATTTTTGGAACCGATGAGAGTTATTCTTGACGCAATTGGTTGGAGAATAGAAAAAACTTTAACTTTAGAATCATTTTTTGCTTAATGGATTTGCCGATTACTGAACGTGAATTTAAAAAAATTTTAGAATTACTTAAAAGAACTGATGAAAAGCAGTTGTATAATAAATTATGGACATTTAATTTTAATAGGAAAAAATAATTATGGACTTTTTAAAAGACATCGTAAAAGAAATCGGAGGAGAGTATACACAACTTGCTTCTGATATTGATGAGACTGAGACTTATGTTGACACGGGTTCTTACATCTTTAATGCACTGGTTTCAGGTAGCATATTTGGTGGTGTATCTGGGAATAAGATTACTGCTATTGCTGGAGAGTCTTCTACTGGAAAGACTTTCTTCTCTCTCGCTGTGGTTAAGAATTTTCTTAATAATAATCCCGATGGTTATTGTCTCTACTTTGATACTGAGGCTGCTGTAAGTAAATCATTACTCCAAAGTCGTGGTCTTGATATCAATAGAATTGTTGTAGTTAATGTTGTTACTATTGAAGAGTTTAGAAGTAAAGCACTTAAGGCAGTAGATTTATATCTAAAGAAAAAAGAAGGTGAACGTAAACCTTGTATGTTTGTTCTTGATTCTTTGGGAATGCTTTCTACTGAGAAAGAAATTGAAGATGCACTAAATGATAAACAAGTTAGGGATATGACTAAATCTCAACTTGTAAAGGGTGCATTTAGAATGCTTACTCTTAAATTAGGACAAGCAAAGATTCCTATGATTGTTACCAATCATACATATGACGTTGTAGGATCATATGTTCCTACAAAAGAAATGAGTGGTGGTTCTGGTCTTAAATATGCAGCATCTTCTATTATCTATCTTTCTAAGAAAAAAGAAAAGGATGGAACAGAAGTTGTTGGTAATATCATCAAATGTAAGACACAAAAGTCTCGTTTGAGTAAAGAAAATAAAGAAGTGGAGGTGCGTTTGTATTATGATGAACGTGGTCTTGATAAGTATTATGGTCTTCTTGATCTTGCTGAAAAGTATGAAATCTTTAAGAAGGTGGGAACTCGTTATGATATTGGAGATGGTACAACTCAATTTGGAAAAACTATTAATGAAAATCCAGAGAAGTACTTCACGCCAGAAATAATGCAGGCATTAGATGAAGCAGCAAAAAAAGAATTTTCTTATGGGTGATGAGAAACATTCGGGTCATAAAAACTGGAATTGATGTATCTAAAATTTTAGAACAAATAAAACAATATCCAGAAGATTGGGGTTCACAAAAAAATATTAAAGATAAAAAAATAAAACAACTTGACCCAACAAAATATACTGTTACAGTAGACGTTCTTCAATTAATAATGGGAGGAATAGAAAAGGAAGGTCAGTATGTTGGTGATACTGAAATTTGCATTCAAACACCAGCATACGAAAAACACACAGAAATTCTTAAATTCTTAAAGACATATTTTAAGAAAATACGTCGTTGTGCTTTTCTTTCTTTGCCTATTGGTGAAATAGTAGGTTCTCATATTGATGAAGGAACTTATTATCTTACGAAAGATAGATATCACCTTTCCATTCAGGGAAAATACAGGTATAGTGTAGGTGATGAAACTATGATTGTTGAACCTGGAACTTTCTTTTGGTTCAATAATAAACTTCCCCATAGTGCTGAAAATATTGGTGATGAAGTTAGAATTACTTTTGTATTTGATGTGCCTCATCATAAAAAAAATCCATAGTTAGAGGAGAAATGGAAAAAGTTGAAACTACGATTCTTAGAAATCTCTTATTTAATAATGATTATTGTAGAAAGGTATTACCTTTTATAAAAAATGAATACTTTGAGAATCTTCACGAGAAAGTAGTTTTTGAGGAGATTTGTAAATTTATTGTTGCTTACGAACAACTAGCAACAAAAGAAGTTCTTTTGATTGAAACAGAAAAAAGAACTGATATTACAGAAGATACTTACAAAATTATTTGTGATTATATTTCTAAACTTGATGATGCTCCAGCAGATAAACAATGGTTGGTAGATACTACTGAAAAGTGGTGTAAAGACCGAGCAATTTATCTTGCTCTTATGGAAAGTATTAAAATTGCTGACGGGCAAGATGAAAAGAAATCTAGAGATTCCATTCCAACAATTTTACAAGAAGCACTTGCTATTGGATTTGATAGCCACATTGGACACGATTACCTAAAAGATTACCAAGAACGATATGACTCTTATCACAGGAAAGAAGACAAAATTCCATTTGATTTGGAATATTTTAACAAAATTACCAAAGGGGGCATCCCTAACAAAACTCTTAATATCGCACTTGCTGGTACAGGTGTCGGGAAATCTCTATTCATGTGCCATGTGGCTAGCTCCGTGTTGCTCCAAGGACGGAACGTATTGTACATTACGCTTGAAATGGCAGAGGAGAAAATTGCTGAACGAATTGACGCAAATCTCTTAAATGTTAATATCAAAGATATTGAAACATTGCCAAAAGTAATGTTTGATACGAAAGTAAATAATATTGCGAAGAAAACACAAGGAACTCTGATTATCAAAGAGTATCCAACTGCTTCGGCACACGCAGGTCATTTTAGAGCACTTCTTAATGAACTCTCTCTTAAGAAATCATTTAAGCCTGATATTATTTTCATTGACTACCTTAATATTTGTGGGTCCTCAAGATATAAGAGTAATTTTTCAGTCAATTCTTACTCTTATGTTAAAGCAATTGCGGAAGAACTTCGTGGTCTTGCAGTTGAGGCAAATGTTCCAATTGTTTCCGCTACCCAAACTACTCGTAGTGGATTTTCTAGCTCCGATCCTGATCTTACTGATACTAGTGAATCCTTTGGTCTTCCTGCTACTGCTGACCTTATGTTTGCCCTTATTAGCACAGAAGAGTTGGAACAACTTGGGCAGATTATGGTAAAACAATTGAAGAATAGATATAATGACCCAACAATGAATAAAAGATTTGTAGTTGGAATTGATAGAGCAAAAATGCGTCTTTATGATGTGGAACAAAGTGCTCAAAAGGATATACTTGACTCTGGACAAGAGGAAGAGTATAATTATGAAGAAAAGAAACCTAAAAAGTCGTTTGAAGGATTTAAATTTTAATGGAAACTGCTAAACACGTAGATTTTGATAAGTATGCTGAGTTTGTGGATGCTGTAACTTCTGATGCATCTAAAGACTTTCTTTCTTTGTCTGATAGGCTTGTTGCACTGGATGAAAAGGGTGCAAATATTGAACGACTCCTGACTGCTGGTGTTGGTATTAATGCCGAGGGTGGGGAGTTTCTTGAAATCATTAAAAAAATGATTTTCCAAGGAAAACCTTTCAATGAAGATAACCGAGAACATCTGATTATTGAACTTGGAGACATTATGTGGTATGTTGCTCAAGCTTGTATGTCACTTGGTGTCAGTATTGATGACGTAGTTGCTCGTAACGTTCAAAAACTTCTCAAGCGTTATCCTGAAGGTGCTTTTGATGTTTATTTCTCTGAAAACCGTGCTGCTGACGACCGATGACTAAAGAAAAACAAGTAACAGTTAAAATGAATGTTCGTGCTGCTGCTGCAGTTCGTCAAATTTTATATGAAGCACAAAAAGGATACACGACAGACATAAACAATGTCCCTCCACGTATTTTTGAAATTCGTGAAGTTATTGCAGATTTTGACGATGCAATCACCCAAGTATTAGAAACCTGAACTATATTATAAATCCCTAATTTCTAAATAAAAGAAACTAGGGATTTTTTAATGGCAATTATTAATAGTAGTGGATACAAATTACTAAATGCCACAACAGTAATTAATATTTTAAAATCTAGTGCGGTTCAAAATCAAAATTATCCTCATGTAAGGTCTAGATTTTATGATTTAAAGAGAACAAGTGATAGTAAAATTTTATTAACTGTGAAGTCTCAGTATTCTTCTAATTTGGAAAGAATATATGATGATATAACTAAATTATTTTCTACTGACGTTTTATTAAATGGAAAAAGTATTTTTGTTACTGGAAGACAATCCAATGTTTTGGGTGTAGATTTTATATTAACTTTACAAAGAGCAACCTCTAAATTTGAAATATTTTTTAAAAGTCAAAAATCAATAAAACCAAAAGTTCCAGAATTATTAAGGCCAGGTATTTTGAATGAAGAATATTTTGTTTCAAAAATTAATGATCAGGTAAAAAAAATTAATGAGGCAAAAAATACGATTGCTTTGCCAAATTTATTTGACCCGAATTTGAATTTAGTTTTATATGAAAATAATCAGCAAAAATATACAATAAATGGAATAAAATCAATTGAGAGGGTTGGACAACTTTTAGGGAAAGAGGATGTTTCAATTAAAACTAAAAATAATAAAAAAATTAAAATTTCTTTAAAAAAGGAAAATTTTTCTTTTTGGGGAAGTGCGAGTCAATATTCTGCAGCAAATGATATTTTGGATTATCTGATAAAATCTAATTTGATTTCAGTGTCAAATTCTTCCGGAAGGGGGGTTTTGACTGATATTTCTACTGGAAAACCATTAATTGGCATTAGATTAAAAGCAACAATTGGAGAAATTAAAAAATATTGTTTTGGTGAAGGTATGAATAAAGTTGATTATATTTTAATACAATCATTTAATGTTGGAGATTTCAGGGATATTAGAAAAGTTGGAGGTGGTCAAGATTATAAGTTGGAACTAAATTCTTCAATAATATATAAAGAGACTTCAAATGACATAATAAGAATGAGAGATAATGTTTATTTGACAATTGTTCCTAGTTCTAGCAATTCTTCTGCCTTGATGCCAAATTATCCTGGTTTTAGAATACAATTTGCCACTAAAGGAGCATCAAAGGGTTATTATGAACCATCACTTGCTAATATTTCGTTAGGAAGATTGTAATTATAAATATTTAAAAAACAAGTAATAATGAAGAGTTTTACTCAATTTGTAAGAGAAGCAGTAGAAACCCTTGCATCTACCGAAGCAAAAAATCGTGGTCTTGTTGGAAACGGACACGGTGATTGGTATGATAAGCAAGGAAATTTTGTTGCGAAAACAGTAAACGGAAAATTAAAGTTTTTTGGTCAAGGTGATACTACATCTCAAGACGGAATACCCGGAGAAGAAACAAAAAAACAAAGTAGTGCAACTCAAGCAGCACCACAACCATCTACAACAGAAAAACTACCAGCAGAACAAACTGCAAATGGAATTGTAGTAGTTTTAGGGAGATTTAACCCCCCATCCAAAAATCACGAACAATTATTAAAAGCAGGATTTAATAATGCAAAAAGAATGGGATATGAGTATAGAATATATCCAAGTAGAATCCAAGATGGTCAATCAAATCCATTAAGTCCAAAAACAAAAATTTCTCTTATGAGAATGATGTTTAAAAAATATTCTGAATATATTGTTGATAGTGAAGAAACTAGAACTGTTTTTGATTCTTTAGTCTCAATTTATAATGATGGATATACTGATGTTACTATTGTGGTTGGGCAAGACAGATTGGGAGAATTTCAAAGTTTAGTTCATAAGGGAGAGGGTCAAGACTATCAGTTTAATAATATTCAAGTTATATCTGCTGGAATTAAAGACCCTGATGGTGAAATTGAAGACCCTGGTTCTTCTGCAAAAATGAGAACATCTGCAGCAGTAGGAGATTATGCTGGATTTGTTCAGGGAATTCCTTCTGGAATAAGTCAGGCAGACAAAGAAAAAATATTTAATATGGTTTCAAAATCTATGAATGTAACTGAAGACACAGAAGTTTGGAGAATTGTTCCTGAACTTGATTATGATGGATTGAGGTGGAATTATAAGAACAATGGACTTTTTGAAGTTGGTACATTTGTGGAAAGTTTGAGTAGTGGTCTTATTGGAAAAATATTCCGCAGAGGTTCTAATTACTTGATTTGTGTAACTGAAGATGGAAAGATGTTTAAAAATTGGTTGAAAGATGTTCGTGAAGTTTATGAAGTTGGAACTTGTAATTACAGAAAGCACACACAGGAAATGACACCTAAAGAACCTGTGGTTTCTTTTACTGATGTTGAAGTTAAAGAAACTATGCCAAAGAAAACGATAAATATCAATAGGAAAAAATTATCTACAAAAAGATGAAAGATTGGGCAGAGATTATTTCTGAAGCAAAAGATAAAAATAAAGAAAAAGCAGAAAGGCAAAGAAGACTTAAAATTGCTAAGACTGCATTGAAGGGTTCTGCTCTTTTGGATAAAGGGAAAACTGGAAAAAAGGAAGATAAAAAAGATTCTAGATATTTGGATTATCTTGAGCGTCGTCAAGCAACAAGAGAACAAGAAATTGAAAAGCAAAGAGGACAGGAAGAAGAAAAGAAAAAGCAAAAATTAATGAGAATAAAAGAAAAAAATCTTGAAAAATCAAAAGAAAGAATCAAGTCAGCAATTGGTGGTGTAAAAACTGATACGATTGGTTCCAAAGAAGGTGGGGCAACTGCCACAATGAAAGCACTTGGCAATTTAGGTTCTCTTGCAGGTGGATTGGCAAAAGCAGCAATTCATACTCCTGGTTATTTAAAAGCAAAAGGAGAATATAAAAAAGCAAAGGAAACTAAAGTCACCTCAAATCAACCAGAAAAAGCAAGAGAAAGAAAAAAACCAGGAAGACCAAAAAGACCTCCAGTTTCATTATCAACTCAACAATCTTCATCAAGTCCAGAACAAAAAAGACCTGTTCCTGCAACTAAGAGACTTGTTCCTGCAACTAAGAGACTTGTTCCTGCTACCAAGAGACTTCCATCATCTGGTGGTGTTCCTGAGGGGTCAAGAGGTCCAAAAGCAATGACTTTGGGGCAGAGGGCAAGACAAAATCCAAAAATCAAAGCAGGACTTATTGCCCAAAGAAATGAAGAATATTCAAATTGGAGAGAAGAATTCTTGTTTGAAGTTGATGAATTAAAGAATGAAAAAACTGCAAAGACAAAAAACAAAAAAGATAAGATTGATGTGATGAAGGGCACTAACTCAAAATTTATTGAGATTAATCCAAATATTTCTGAGGACCATAAGGAAATTGCCAGTGGTAAGAAAAAAGATGATGAAGGTTATATGGCAAATGTTGAATTGGACCAAATGGAAAGAGCAATCAAAGCACTTCGCAAAAAGATAAAAAAAGCAGATATGCAAATGCCTGCTTGGGTTCAATCAAAAATTACTAGAGCAGCAGATTATATTGATACTGCTTCCGAATATCTCCAAAGTGATGAAGGTCTTTCTGAATCTGTTGATAAAGATGCAATGAAGTGCAACAAACCAAAATCACAAGCACACGGGTCTGGTGAAACTGGAAAGTCACATATTGTAAAGGCTTGTGAAGGTGGAACAGAAAAAATTATTCGTTTTGGGCAACTTGGTGTAAAAGGTTCTCCAAAAAAAGAAGGTGAGTCTGAGGCATATGCAAGTCGTCGTCATAGATTCCAAACAGGACACGCAAAGAATATTTCTAAAGGAAAAATGTCTGCTGCTTATTGGGCAAATAAAGTTAAGTGGTGATTGATGACTAGTTTGAGATAAATAAAATTGAACCTAATAAGAGGGGATTATGGGAGTAGTAGTTGCATTGGTAAAACCACTCATTCTTCAAATTGCTACACATCCAGAAGTTAAGAAACTTGTAATTGAACTTCTTGAGAAATATGTAAAAACAACCGATAACACAATTGATGATATGGTTGTTGTGTTAGTTAAAGAAAAACTCTTTACTCCACAAAAATGATAACTTGTTTTATAACAAATTGGGGAGTAACTATTATTTTAGGTTTATTGTTGACTGCATCTGAGTGGTTAGCAAAAACAAAAAAATTTGAAGAAAATGGATTACTAGATTTAACTACTAACTTTTTAAAAATAATTTTACGCAAAGAAGACAAAAAATAAAGGTCTTCTTTTTTTATAAATATCATTATAAAGAAACTTACGGAAAAAAAGACATGGCACTTTGGGGTAAGGCAGACGGTGTATTTTCACCAGGAACAGTTACTGTCAATTATACAAATAAAACAATTACTGGTACTGGAACATCATTTAGAGCAGTGGGTGTCACTACTGGTGCAGTAATTACCATTGGTGCCGGAGGAACTTTTGGAAATGCGGTAATTTCTGGAATTACTTCGGAGACTCAAATTTCAATTGCAACAACTCAGTATTTAAGTGGTGCTGCTATTGCTGGAATTGCATATTCAATATCTCAAAAACCAGTTTATACATTAGAAGATACAAACTTTGCTACTATAACTGGAACTGGCAATTCTGCATCAACTAATAGAGTATATGGTGTTGATGAGTTTGAGCAAACTGCTGCTACTCAAAGTGGGTCACAGTATGCTGCTGCACACGCAGGTTGGGTAGGAGTTCATACATACATTGATACTCACGGAAATCTTAGAGTTAAGAGTGAAGTTCTCGTTGCGATGTCTGGAATTAGCACTTCTGCATTAGGAACATACACAGCAACTGGTGATGCTGATGATGATGCAGTATATGCAGACAATTACATTACGATTAGTGCTCAACCATCAAATAGTGTTGGAATTGCTACAACTGTTGCAACTACATTCGCAGTTACTGCAGCAGCAAATGATTCTGCAGCACTTTCTTATCAGTGGCAGTTCTCAACTGCTGTTGGAGCAGCATTTACCAATGTTACTACTGGATTGCTTGGTGGTCTTATTTACACCAACCCAACTACAGCAACTCTTGGTATTGCGGCAACAACTACAACTGCCAACAGACCTAATGGTTACTACTATAGAGTTAACATTACTACTGCTGCTGGTGCTGCGAAGACATCTGATACAGCAAGACTTACTTATGCGTAATTGATATATGAGATTTGATGAGTTGAATGAAGACAATTATTTAATGTTTGCTATTAAACATTATGATAATCCACAATCACTGACCCAAGATGATTTTTATGAGGATTTGAAAAGATTTAATTGGATTAATAGATTGTTGAAAAAATATAAATCATCTGGGTCATTGAATATTCATTTATTAATTAATCATTTTATAATTCTTTATAATGTTTTTGGTGATGCTACAACACCATTATTATTTTATAAAATTGATAGTCAATTTTGGAGCATCATTAAAACATTTATTATTTACTTGGGAAGACTTCCGGAATATCCAAAAACTGAAGTTCATAATATACCAATAGATATAGATTTCCTAAAGCAATTAAATGTGGTCTAATGGATAAAGTAGATAGATTAATTAATATTGTTCGTAATCTTAAAGAGGAAGGAGCATCTCCTGTGATTGCTAATTCTACAAATAACCCAAATGGACCTGTTAATATTGCGGGACTTCCCCCAGACCAACCTCCTGTTGATTTAAGAAAGGGCAGAAAAAGATATTGGAATCCATTCTTTAAAGATCTTGCGAAAATGCAAAGAAGAAAACCTCTACAATAATTAGGACAATGTTTAACCCATCATCAACAGAAACAAAAATAGCTTTACTCGAAGAGCGTATTAATGTTTATGAACAGATGATGGAACGAATTGATACCGCAATTCAAAAGATTGGTGAGACAAGTCAAAATATTAGTCAAATGTTAGCTGTCCATAATGAAAAGATTGAGCAGTGCAATAGAACAGACAATATTATTGTTAAAATGATTGAGGATATTAAAGAATCTTCAAAACAACAACACGAAGCAATTAGTAGAGAACTTGGGGAAAGAATAGAAAAAGTAGAAGAAAAGGTAGAAGGAATTTCAAAATTTAGATGGCAAATACTGGGTGGTTTGGCAGTTGTTGCAATCATTATCAAATTTGCTCCACCAGTTCTTTCCTTCTTGACACCACAACAAGAACCAAGTAGAATAGAGAGAATGAAGTAATATTCTTTTTGTAATGAGTTTAATTGATTCCAAATATGTTGGACTTGTTTCTTCCAGATTGCAAAAATTTAAACAAGTAAAAACTGGTCTTTATAATTTTAGATGTCCTTATTGCGGAGATTCTCAACGACACAAAAGTAAAGCAAGAGGATACATTTATAAATTAAAAAATGACCATAATTATAAGTGTCATAATTGTGGGATTTCAAGAACATTCACAAATTTTTTAAAAGATTTTGATGTTGTCTTATACGATCAGTATGTGATGGAAAGGTATAAGAGTGGTATTACGGGCAAAAATTCCAACACTCCAAATCCAAATTTTCAATTTGAAAAAACTGTTTTTGAAAAAAAACATAAGATAAATCTACCAACTATAGCAGAACTAAATACTGAGCATCCAGCAAAAGTCTATTTACAGGATAGAAAAATTCCAGATAAATTCTTAAATCAATTATATTATTGTGAGAATTTTAAGAAATGGACAAATGAGCAAAAATAT